GTCATCTATCTGACTGATAGATTTGACAAGATCAATGATAGTGGGGTTCTTGTCAAGATACTCACCATCACGATCTAATGGTGCTGGATTACAACAAAATACTTCATCCCACCAATCTGAAATTACATCGTAAAGTTTTTGTTCGTATTCAGTCATTAGTTTGATTGACTATAAGAGTATTATACAATAAAAAAGCACTCCGTGCAAGGAGTGCTATGACAGTTGTGGAAGTGGTTTATCCTGAATAAAAAACATGTTCATCCCAGTAAGCAATTACTTTAATACTGTCAAACTCACGAAATGTCAAAGAATCCCAGAATCTTCTAGCTTCCTCATAAGACAAGTAAACAGCAGCTTCGGAATACCCATTCTCTTTGCGTCCAACGACTTTATACCGTGCTTTTAATGCTTCTTTGCAAGTCATCTTACGATGGTTTGTTGCCATTGGTTTGATGCGTATAAAGTCATTATACAATAAAAAAGCACTCCGTGCAAGGAGTGCTGTGAAGGTTGTGGAAGTGGTTTAGAGTGCTTCCAGATTTTCTACCAGTGTTTTGAGTTCTTGTAGGGTGGCATCATTTTTAAGAGTGTTGGCTCTGCTGCTGATGACCCACACATTGCCTTTTATGTAACCTTTTTCAGGAATAATTTTATCCAGTGAAGGATTGTTTGGAGAGTTTCTAACCTCCGTGCTTTCAATCTTTATACCAAGTAAAGGACATCTCTCTGGAATAACAATATCCTCAAGTTCAATATTGAAGGGTAGATTATTTTTCTTTGCTCTACTCTTTGCTCTTGCTAACATTTTATATTCAGTTGTCTTTGAGATTGCGTTAGGGTCAAATCTTTTCTTATTTGTCTCAACAGATCTTTCTCTACGAATACAACCACAGGATTGAGTTTTGCCAGAAACTATTTCATGTCTTCTGGTTGTAGAAGTGCTCCCACCACAAGAGCAAGAGCACTCACATAGAACATACTTTTTACAAGGAGATTGATACTCTCGTAAGATAGTCAATCTCCCATAAGTATTACCAACTAAACTTTTCCTTTTATAAGACATACTATACCTTCGTTAGTTACTATTATTTATAAAAATAAATACTTCAACGAAGGTATTATATCACAGGGCATTTCCTCTCGGAAGAATTTCCTCAATTACAGGAAAGTTTTCGTGTGGTTGGTCAATAGTCATCATCCATTCACGGAGGCCATTATTTAATAATATGTTCTTCGTGTAGAACGTTTCAAATTCTGGATCTTCTGCTGCCCTTATCTCTTGAGAAACAAAATCGTATGCACGAAGGTTGAGTGCGAGTCCGATGATCCCGATTGAAGATGTCCAGAGACCCATAACAGGAACAAACAGCATGAAAAAATGCAACCAACGCTTATTGCTAAACGCAATACCGAAAATTTGTGACCAAAAACGATTAGCCGTAACCATTGAATAGGTTTCTTCTTCTTGAGTTCCATCAAATGCTTTGAATGTATTGGACATCTCTCCATCTTGATAGAGAGTATTCTCTACTGTAACACCATGGATCGCAGAAAGCAATGCACCACCTAGGATACCTGCTACACCCATCATATGGAACGGGTTGAGTGTCCAGTTGTGAAACCCTTGGAGGAACAGCAGAAATCTGAATATCGCCGATACACCAAAGGACGGCGCAAAGAACCAACTGGATTGTCCGAGAGGGTAGATGAGGAAAACACTAACAAATACGGCAATAGGACCTGAAAAAGCAATCGCATTGTACGGACGAATACCTACTAGACGACTAATTTCAAACTGACGAAGCATGAAACCTATAAGTGCAAATGCACCGTGGAGAGCAACAAAGGCCCAAAGCCCTCCAAGTTGGCACCACCTGACGAAATCTCCCTGAGACTCAGGACCCCAAAGTAAAAGAAGAGAATGACCCATAGCGTCAGCAGGAGTTGACACTGCTGCCGTAAGAAAATTAGCGCCCTCAAGGTAACTAGACGCCAACCCGTGGGTGTACCAGCTTGTAACGAACGTTGTACCAGTAAGCCAGCCACCAATTGCAAGATAAGCAGTGGGAAAAAGAAGTAGTCCAGACCAACCCACAAAGACAAAGCGATCCCGTTTAAGCCAGTCATCAAGGATGTCAAACCATTCCCTCCCTTGTGATTGTTGTGAAAGAGTTGAAGTTGTCATAACCTCCAATTGTATTTCTCATATTTAGTTTACATTACTTTACAAAAGATGTAAATGAGTATTCTTACTTGAAGAATACCTTAAACCCAAAAGATGTTCTACCACCCTCAAAGTTACTTACACTGGCAAGGTGTTCGGCATAGATTTTATAATCACCACCATACTCAACACCTAGTGATACCAACGGTCCATCAAACCTATCGTTACTATCAAACTCAGTATTGTTAATGCTGATCCCAGAGTAAAAAGTAACGCTATCGATTGGGATGAGAAGTTTGACACCAGCATGATTGATACCAGGATGATCATTACATTGCATTGGTGATGAGAGATGTTCAGCAAACAATCTAAAGTTTGGATGAACATCATACTCAATACCAAGGGAACCCATGGGTTCTTTGAAATTGATTTGTTCGTTATTGTTCCATGGATCACCATTAAGTGATACGTAAGTCCTGACTGGTTCGGGTGTTACCTCACCAATGACAGCCGTAGCTAAAGTAGCCAAAACTGTATTAACTCCTATACATACACTCATCTTACGTCATGTCCTCCAAACATTGCTCTCATTCCATTCAAAACCTTGGCAGCGAAAGCACCCAGACGGCGCGACTCAAAACGTGAATACAACGCGCTACTGATAACAGGAGCGGGTACGCCAAGATCCACAGCAGCGTGAACCGTCCAACGACCCTCACCACTATCGCTAACTCCCCCATCGAACTTGCTAAGTTCTCTATCGCTGCGTAGTACATCAGCGGTAAGATCAAGCAACCAAGAACCAACCACACTGCCACGACGCCATAACTCAGCCACTTCAGCACAGTCAATATCATACTGATAATCTTTTGGATTCTCCATCGGAGCCACCTCAGCATCACCTGCCTTGACGTACTTCCTCCCAGCATTAGCCTCATGCAGGATATTAAATCCTTCTGCGTATGCTTGCATGATTCCATATTCTACACCGTTGTGAACCATCTTGACAAAGTGTCCTGCACCTGCGGGCCCGCAGTGTAACCAACCATACTCTGCAGATGTTGCGCGACTGGTTGGATCTGTACGAGAGGCAGATCCGATACCTGGGGCGAGTGCCCTGAAGATAGGAGCGCAGACGGATACTGCAGTATTTGCACCACCAACCATAAGACAGTATCCACGCTCCAAACCGTAAACACCACCACTAGTACCACAGTCAAGATATTGGATGCCCAATTTAGACAACCTTTCTGCCCTGCGTCTAGAGTCTTTAAAATTGGAATTGCCATGATCAATAATAATATCACCTTCCATACAAAATTGTAGTAACTCATTGATCGTGTCCTCTACTAGTTCTGCGGGAATAACCATCATAAAAATGCCTGGTGCTCTACCAACAATTCCGTCCTGATGATGTACTACTTGAACAAGGCCTTCCAAAGAAGTGGTACATCCACTAATATAACCCTTCTCAAATTGTTCTTCAGCCTTTTTATAGTTGTTGCGATATCCATGGACTTCAATACCTGCTTTTAGCATACGACGAGACATACCCTCGCCCATTCTTCCTAATCCGATTAATCCTACTTTCATTTGTGTTCCTTAGTAAATGGTTCCCAGTGTTCCCATCCATATTTGTGGACTGCCCACATTCCTAGGATAGGAACAAACACCAGTGCCATGCACATGGGTGCTAGTGTATATGGATTGTTTAAAGTCCATGCGGCGAAGTGAGCGATTTTATGAATCATCTTCTTCTTCGTAAAGTGGGCAAGGCTCTTCAAAAAGATGTTCCATCCTAAGTTGTTTAATCCTTTCTTTGAGTCCCTTGTAGAACTCCCTCTTTTCGTCTTTGTCCATAGGTTATGCTGGATAATCCCAATCGGTGATTAAATTTGCTTTATGTGCTGGCCCCCAGTTACCTTCCTTATAAAGGTAGGGTGCTGTCCTGACAGGACATTTGTCACCAGTGCAAAGAAGATCATCAACAATTCTCCATGACTCAGCCACTTCATCAGAGTGAACGAAGTGTGACTGATCAGCATTTAATGCATCATACAAAAGTTTCTCATAACCATCTACACCTAACCAATCAGGATACCGATGAGTGAGTGTTGCTTTCTCCACATCTTCTCCCAATCCAGGAGATTTCACATCAATCTGAATATCAAGGTGAGCATGTGGTTGTAGACGCATCACAATACGTCCAGGAGTTTCGCCTTTAAACAAACCAACTGGTGGTGCTTTGAGTTTAACAACAACCTCCACACATTGGTAAGGCATCTTCTTCCCTGTCATGAAGTAGAAAGGAACACCTTGCCATCTCCAATTGTCAACATAAAGATCACCTGCAACAAAGGTTTGAGTCATAGACTCTCGTCCCACACCATACTCCTCACGATAACCTTCATACTGTCCTGTCACAAACTTAGTACCCAATCTAGTTGCAGCAAGAACCTTTGTCTTCTCTCTACGAATTTCTCTAGCATCCATTCTACAAGGAGCATCCATAGCAACCAATGACAAAACCTGAAGCATATGATTCTGCAGCATGTCTCTTACGACACCAGCAGTGTCATAATATTGTGCTCTGCCTTCACAACCAATCGTCTCAGTTGCAAAGATCTGAATTTCTTCTACATACTCCCTGTTCCAAAGTGGTTCAAGAAGAATATTCCCAAAGCGGGTAGCAAGAATATTATTGACAGTATCTTTACCAAGATAATGATCAATGCGATAAACTTGTTTTTCGCGTAGATGTCGCTCCACCACTGACTGTAGATGATTAGCAGATTTAAGATCGTACCCAAAGGGTTTCTCGATAACCACTCGGGAGTGATCTGGATCATCAAGGAACCCAGATTCTTTAAGATTGATGATAGCATTTTCGTATCTCTCTGGAGGAACAGATAAGAAGTAAGTTGTATCAGCACTTTCGTCATGAAGACGATTCAGACTTTCTTGACTATCAAGATCACAAGAAACAAAGTCTAACCAATGACAAAATTCTTCTGGATAATCTCCAAGATGTTCTAACCAAGTTTCTTTAGTGTGCTCTCTACGAGAAGCACCAACAATCAAAATATTATGAGGAAGCAGTTCTTTCTTCCACAACTCATAGAGTGCTGGAATAAGTTTTCTCTTGCATAGATCTCCAGTAGCACCGAAGATAACGATGCGTCTAGTGAGCGGTTCCGTTTCCATCATAGTCGTCCGAGTCGTAATAGTCATTTTCACCTTTTCGTATCCCGAAATATATTGTGGATAGTACAAAGGGTATTGCGATCCAGAGTAATGCATGTCCTAACATATCACCCTCATAGCAAAATAGGGTGCCCAAGTAATCTTCTCAAGCACCCACCTTTGATAATTTCTTCCTTGATTAAGGATTTTTTGCATTAACAGACTCCCAGTCTTTGTCGAAAATTTCTAACCCCTTATCAGTTAGAATATGATCATACATCTGATCGAAGATTTTTGGTGGCATTGTCACGATTTGAGCACCATTATACCAAGAACGAACAGCACGCTGAACACTTCGGATAGAAGCAGAAAGAACTTGAGTTCTAACTCCATGAATTCTATACAGTTCAGAAATAGAACGAACAACTTCCAATCCTGCAACAGATTGATCATCAAGGCGTCCAACAAAAGGAGAAACATAAGTTGCCCCTGCTTTCGCCGCCAAGACTGCCTGAGCAGCACTAAAAATTAGTGTGACGTTGACTTTGATGTTTTGATCTGAGAGAGATTTGCAAACTGCAAGTCCTTCCCGTGTACAAGGAACCTTTACCGTACATACATTACCAAACTTTTCATAAAGACGTTTGCCTTCACGATACATTTCATCTTCATCACCAACAACTTCCATACTGATATCAGTGATACCAATATCTTTGATCTCTTGATAAACATCATCAGGGTTTTTCCCTGCCTTCATGATAAGAGTGGGATTGGTAGTGACACCATCTACCAGTCCTGTTTTATAATACTCATTAATAATTTCTGTGTCAGCAGTATCAAGAAAAATTTTCATATAATTGTGTGTGTACTTCATTCAACGTGTACCGTCCCGATCATTCCAGCACCCTTGTGAGGAGCACACCAGTAAGTGTAGTCACCTGCTTCTGGAAATGCAACTTCAAAGTCTTCACCTGGTAACATTGCCAGGGCTTCGTGACTTAGTTCTGGGTGATCTTCAACGATGACATTGTGTGGTGGGAGCATATTGTTCACAAAGTGAACAGACTCACCTGCGGATATTGTAACCTCTGCGGGATCAAAAATCAAGTTTCCACCTGATCCCATCTGAACATCTACTGCCCATGCTGGAGCAGCAAGAAAAAGTGTGGCTAAAAGTGCGAAGAAAAACTTCATATAAGTTTACTCGACTACAGTATCTAGGTAATTATAAAATTCTTTATATAGAGAAATTTAATTTTTATCAACCAATATTTTGGTTTCCTGACAAGGTTTAGAATCATTCCAATGTCTTACTGCGTTGGCAACGATAGCAATATTGGTAGCCAAGTAAGACACAAAAATAACGGTGCGTATGCTAGCAACGTAATTGTCATAAGGAGCTGTTTTGTCGTCACTAAAACTTCCTAAAGAGTATTTCCAAATATTCCAAATTTTTTTCATTAAAAAAGGGACTCAATGAGTCCCTTAATTTTACTTCTTATTCTGTTTTTTATCAACCTTTAAGTGGTGTAGTTGAGGCCAAGTATCACGAATGATCTCAGCCTCCTTGTATGAGGTATGAGTTGTTATCAACCGATGCTAGGAGCGGTGAGTGCAACAGGAGTGGACTCAGCAGCAGCAAGATCCAGAGGAAAATTATGAGCATTTCGTTCATGCATTACTTCCATACCCAAACCAGCACGGTTCAGAACGTCTGCCCAAGTGTTAAGGATGTGTCCTTGGTTGTCTTGGATGGACTGGTTAAAGTTGAAACCGTTGAGGTTGAATGCCATGGTGCTAACACCAAGTGCAGTGAACCAGATACCAACTACAGGCCATGCTGCAAGGAAGAAGTGAAGTGAACGAGAGTTGTTGAAGGATGCATATTGGAAGATAAGTCTTCCGAAGTATCCATGAGCAGCAACGATGTTGTAAGTCTCTTCTTCTTGTCCAAACTTGTAACCATAGTTCTGGGACTCAGTTTCAGTGGTTTCACGAACCAGTGAAGAAGTAACCAGTGAACCATGCATTGCACTGAACAGTGAACCACCGAAGACACCTGCGACTCCCAGCATGTGGAAGGGGTGCATCAGGATGTTGTGCTCTGCTTGGAAGACAAGCATGTAGTTGAACGTACCAGAGATGCCGAGGGGCATACCGTCAGAGAATGAACCTTGTCCGAAAGGATAAACCAGGAAGACTGCGGATGCTGCTGCAACAGGTGCAGAGTAAGCAACACAGATCCAAGGACGCATACCCAGGCGGTAAGACAGTTCCCACTCACGTCCCATGTAGCAGAAGACGCCGATGAGGAAGTGGAAGACTACCAATTGATAAGGGCCACCATTGTAAAGCCACTCATCAAGCGAAGCAGCTTCCCAAATGGGATAAAAGTGAAGTCCAATTGCGTTGGAAGAAGGAACAACTGCACCAGAGATGATGTTGTTACCGTACATCAAAGAACCAGCAACGGGTTCACGGATGCCGTCAATGTCCACAGGGGGAGCAGCGACGAATGCGGTGATGAAGCAGATGGTTGCTGCCAACAGAGTTGGGATCATCAGAACACCGAACCAACCAACATAAAGACGGTTGTTTGTGGACGTTACCCAGGAACAAAAGTCGTCCCAGGTAGACGCGCCTTGCTGGCGCGAAAGAATTGAATTAGCCATTTGAAAAAGGGTTATGTATAAGTGCGGGGAACACTAAGTAAAATATTCCAACCCTACCCTCCAGGGTTGGTATTAGAGACTGTTTTTTAGACACGCTGTTTAGTCTCGGTGAGGCGTGATTGCAACGTAAAGAACTGTTAAGTTCCCTGTCGTTGATGTATTTATACTAACCGAACTCTCAGATTTTGTCAACCCTGTTCCTTAAATTTGTTTTAAGGGTGCAATTCTCTAAATAACTGCAGTGTTAATACTCTTAGGTTAATGAAAAAAGCATTACTTGCTTTTGGAATGTTACTGATGACCGCAGGTGCATCTCATGCTGGCGGACTTGTTACTAAACATGCTTCAAGTGTTCAACTTACTGTTGATGCTGCCCGTTCTACTTCTGTAAGAATTGGCGATAGTTATTCTGCTGCTGGTTCTAATATCTCGGTCACTACGATGGGTGGTGTTGGCGGTGCTGGAACATATGATGTTCATACAGCAGGCAGTGATTGGTCATTCACTGAGTCAATGACTGTGAAAGATGCTATCCCAACAGCAGCAATAACAACAGGAGATACACCAAACTTCTCTAACATCACTTCTTACACTGCAGGAACTGCTGGATCACTAGCTGGAACCATTGATAATGCTCATACTATGGGACTGACAGCTGGTGGAGCAGGTACATCTGCTACAGGACAATTTGTAAGCGAAATCACGGTAATCGACTGATGACTAGACTTCAAGAAGCAATTGGATTGGGATTGGTTCTTGGTGCTCTCCATGGGGCTGCTGCATCAGCAGTTCCCGTGGTTCCTAATTTTTCACAGGGCTCCATGACCAGTCATACAGAGACAACACAGAAGATAACAGAAACCATCAACTCGATGGATTACAACACTGGATACCAATACTCCGCAACTGGATCTGGTATTTCGGTTAATGGAAATTTATCCCCAGGAACAGGGGCAACAAATGTAACTATTGATGGAGTGACATCAACATGGACAGGTGTAACAAGCAAACCGCAATTCACACAGACGACTCCTGGAGCAGCGTTTCAGTTCACAGAAACTTACAAAGGTCCAGGTCTCAGCAATCAAACAATAATTCAAAGAACCACAGACATAACAAGCGTCACAGATACAACAAGTATTTTCTCGCAGTAATCTCTTTACTCTTCACAGTACCCGTAAATGCTGAAACTGTTGGTGGTGTCTCTGCTACTGCTTCTCCTGTTGCTAATAGTTCAGGTTCCGTTACAAACCAGGCTATACAAGTACTTCAGGGCCCATACATTACTAACACCTATGGAAACGGTATTCAATGCCAAGGGCCTACCAGAAATTTCACTCCATATGTAACTGGAACAGCATCAGCATCTAAACCATATGAACCCTTTTATATGGATCCAGTTTATGATATCAGTGATTTAAATGAGGATGGATTGATTGACAATCCTGGTAAAGTCCTCTTTCGAAAGAAGACAAGAACTGGACAAAAAGATAACTATAGTCTGGGTTTAGGTTTCTCCATGACATGGAGTACACCAACCGATAAGAAGTTACAAGAACAATGTAAGCAGGCAGCACAAGCAAGTATCGATATGATGCAACAATTGACTGCCAATAAAAGATTAGATTTTGAGATCGCGAGACTCAAAAATTGTGGACAACTTTTAAAAGAAGGAATTCAATTTCATCCCAAGAGTCCTTATTATAAAGTGTGTGCTGATGTCGTGGTAAACAATCCACCAGGACATACTCACCCTCACTATCACAAGATTCCTAGCGTTTCTTCTTCCGTCTCAGGAACACAGAACGTAATGCCTTCACTGCATGATTCATCTGACGCTGCTCTGCTCGGCGCTCCCCTGACGACAAAATAGGAGGTGTCTTTCCTCTAATTGCTGCAATCTTTTTAATAACTTTCTTAACCGTTGGTTTGACTGCTCTTAAGAGTATGTCTGCTAACGGTTTTGCTAATAGTGCTGATGTTGTAGCAATGACAGCAACACCGCCAACTTGTACAACCTGACCTCCACTAGGAAGTCCAGCGACGATTTGCTGTGGGAGTGGGACTGCTTCTGTAATTTGAACACATTCATTACCCAGTAGTTTGTACTCAGTAACTTTTTTTCGGAAACCTTCTACATATGTTCCGACTGGTTCTTTTGCCTGTTGTGTTGGTGTAGGGCAATCAACTTTAGCAGTATTAACTGGAGGTCCTTTTGTTACTGGTGGTTCTACTTCTGGTGTCTCTGGTTTTTCTGGAGTATCAGTTTTGGGAATACCAGCAGGAGTAGTGGGGAGTGTCTGCTCTGGTTCAAAGTTAATAGGATCATAACTAGGAACCCCAGCATCACAAAACGTAAGCACACCTTTTGGATCATCTATACCAACTTTCTTAGATTTGTTGTTACTCTCATGAGCTTCAACACATCCAGGAATATCAACAACAGGTACACCAATATTTACTACAACAGGTGGAGCAAGTGGTGTTGATGTGTAATATTCTGTAGCAGTAATAACTTCAGGTATATCAATCTCCCTAATTTGAATATTAGGAGAAGTGATAAGAGGTATTTCAGGCATCAGTCAGAAAAGAAATTAAAAATACTAGTCCAAATAGAATGAAAGAACACATAGAGAAAGAAAGTTTCAGTTGCTTCTTTCTTCGCTCTATTTTTATACGCGGATTGTGCCATAGTGTAATCAAATAACTTTTACTATTTAACAATTCTCAGCAAATTTTAAACTAATGTACCGTGTGCTCTCCTAATTTCTCTTAACTCTTCAAAATCTTTCTGTTTGGTTCCACCGTCATACGCCCAGGCATATCCTTCAGTAATCATTTGTTCGTTAAGGGACAACTCTGCGTCCCCAATGTATAACCACCCAAGAAGACGGCCATATTTCCCAACCCCACCAACAAGTTCAGTGCGGATAACAAGATCATCGTCACCAGAAATAGCACCTTCCAGTTTTTCTTTGAGCCAGTTGGTTGCGTCATAACCCAATTCCTTTTCCTCCAAGTCTCTGGTGCGCTTCTCTGGAGTATCCACTCCTGCGACTCTGACTCTTTCTTTCTTATAAAGATCAAATCCAAGATCGATGGTGACATCAATAGTGTCTCCATCAAGAACACGATTGATCTCAACTACGCGGAAGTTGTAACATGACTTCCTGCTGGGTGGAACCATTGCGCCCATAACTCATCTCCTGTGATTCTACTGATACGGCAATCCCTATAATTGTTGTTGCTGCTGCAATGACAGCACCAGCACCTGCAATCCACATTTCTGCTTTACGGATTCTTCCACGCAATTCATTATCAAGTACTTTGAGTTTTTCCTCAGTCTTATCTATACGACTATGAACCATCTCAATACGACGAATGGCATTCTCTAGAGTGCTATCAATAACAGAAACACCTGAGGTTTCTGCTTCAAGTGCATGAATTCTTTCACGGAAACTTTCAATCTTGCTTTCTAATACAGCGAGTTTAGAATCCTGTTCAGCATCCTTATTCGTTAGGTCGCTCATCTTTCATTTCATTGAAAGCCATACGCATTATATAGACGATATAATACATTACACCACCTAGAAGTATCAGCAAACACCAGACAATACTCCAGGTTACATCATTTACATCCGCGAGGGGGCGAAGGAACAGTTCCATCTTTACTATTCATACTAGGGATCATTTGATAAGAGAGTTTATCTCTCAAACGATTTATACAATCAATATCATATTGTTGAAAATGTCCGCGTTTCTCAACATGTTTATAATAATGAAGTGCGTTTTGTATGATCGTGAACTCCTCCATAGTCAATTCAAACTTCATCAGATTTATTAAAAGTGGAAATACTAATAATATCTAGTCCTTCTACTTCAGATGGTGTTGATTTGATAATAGATTTTTTTTCTTCCTCTTCCCATTGTTTTCTTATTTCTTCTGCTTGTTTATCAACAGACGCCATTTCCATCTGCACTCTACCTTTAATCCACTTTTCCCATAACCATTCTATAAATCCTAAAGCAAGATGCTGAACAATAGGATTTTTCTGTTTTTTTGCCCACCTTTTGCTTTTGGTGTACCAAGTATCTTCACCACCCCAATGGTACTCAAACTCAAAATCAAATTTGGGATCAGCAGTCATTGAACACAGAACCAATTTGAGATCCAACAGATTCTCCTACTTGTTTACCTAAGAGAGTTGCCCATCCTGCAGCCAACCATCCAACATATGGAATATTCATTACGGCAGGAACAAGAACTCCAGTGCTAATTGCGGTTCCTGCCATTGCACCTTGTGATCGTACTCCAGCGGCCGCGATCAAACACTCTACGTCTTTTACAGACTTTCCCTCGGCATCAGTTGCACCTCCACCTATGTTACGTGTTCCATCCATTGTATATTGATCTCTACGATATTCTTGTCTGGTTTCTGTACCTCCACCAAGGAATCCTTTCCTAGTTTTATCGGAGTTCAGAGATCTTTGAGACTCCATGACTTTAGGATCATTCGCTTTATATTCTATTTTATACCCATCCTTATCCGCTGTAATTGTATATGAGGTATAAGGGCCCTGTGGGATGTTAATAGTCGGTACTTGAGCAACCCCTTTTTCTAAAGGTTGTCGTTTCATCAAGTGTCCTAAAGCACCAACATGTGCAATAGCAATAACACTACTAACACCAATAACAACCCACTTGGTACGAGACATGATTACCTCTTAGGTTCAACAGCAGATACAACTGAGGGTTCTTCGTCTTTCTTTTTCTTTGCTGGTGCTGCTCCACCTGACTTGGCAGGAGATAATCCAAAGGCAGCAAGAGATCCGGAGAACACTGATGCAATGAAGGTAGGATCAAAATCTAAAATCTTTTGTCCGTTTGGAAGTCTAACATAACTAAATGTGAGGAGAGAAGCAGACCAAATAAGTACTACGACTTTCACCAAATTACCAAGGACTTCACTTTTATCTTCATCGTGGTCTTCCTTCTCTACCTTAGGCTTGGTATCTGCCATTAGTAGAGTAGTAAGGCAATTTTATTTAGGGTTCTAGTTGCTCTACAGAGATTGTTGTGTGCTTAATGGAGTTAAATTTTCTACAGAGATCATCACTTGATTGATGTTCCCATTTGTGATACGCATCCTTGAGAGACTGAATGTAATCATTGCCAGTGAGGGAGCGCATCTCCTCTGCAACTATGGCT